CTTTCGTATTTCAATGATACCACTCGCAGTATTATTAACATCAATTCCTCCAGGTTCTAGAGATCTTCTAGAGTTTGGATTTTTTGTGACTGTAGGAATGACCGCAGGTTCTTTAGGTTTAATTTAATGATCAATCTTACAGAAATATACCAAATGGTATTCATGACAGTAGTTGGTGTCGTAATGACAACTACCATGTTTATGACTATGATGTCTTATATGATGGAGGAAGAGAAGTGATTGACACAGACAAAGATATCGAACAACAAATGAACCTTAGACAACAGGTTCTACAAATCCTTTTTAAGAAATTTGGTAATGGAGATTACTCCAATAAAAAAATATACGAATGTGCAGATGAGTGGGTAGAGAAATATGTCAGAGCAGATGGTGTAGTCGCATACTACAAAGCCTACTTTCATAAATAACTTACTTGCTATAATACAATGCAAAAAATAATTAATGTACTTGCTCTTGCGTCTACTGTTGTATCTGTTGCCGTTGTTGGGACTGGTGCTTACGTTTACGTTAATAAGGATTCCATCATAGAAAGTATAAAAGAGAAAGCACTTGGTGGTTTAGGTGGTGGATTGGGTGGAGACCTTCCAATAGGTACTCCTGATCTTGCACCACCAGCAGGACAAGCAGCAATACCATCAGGGGGATTAGGAGTTCCTCAGTTTTAAATAAAGGTTAAGGTGTCTATATATAACATAGATGCCCTATTTTTATGCCTGACGAAGTAAAAGAGGAAGTAGTAGAAGAAGAACTACATGAAGAAGAACCTCAAAAGAAAGGTCTTCTTGGTAAAGTAAAAGATGCTATTCTTCCAGATGCCGACGAGCAAGCTGCTATCATTAGTACATTTGTTCGTATTACCGTTCTTGCCTGGTCGGGAGGAATTTTGACTTTAAATTACGTGGCTATACCACCAGGTGTCCCACAGCAGAAAATTGATCCAACATTTATAGCTTCGGTTTTTACTGGAGTTTTGGCTAGCTTCGGAATTCAAACCGCATCCAAGAAGGGTGATGGAACGATGAAGATGCAAAACAATGGTAATGGAAATGGTGGTGGCAATGGCGGTGGCGGCATCAGCAAAAAAGATCTTGAGTTGTTAATCGAAAAAGCATCTCAAACTGGTCCTACTCAAACAATTAAGATTGAGCAAGCACCTATTAAAATAAGTACTGTTGACGACAAACCAACAGATACATTTAAAATGTAACAAGGAGATTTTGTTATGGAAATCAAAAAAATCAACATAACCAAGTGGGTTGCCATCGGATTAGGTGGTCTACTTGGTCTTTCTCATCTAGGAATGATTGGTATTATTGCTAATCGAAAACCAGATAGTAAATTCCCTCAACTCAACATTCCTGTGAGTGAGTATACTTCTTATAGTGTTCAGGCAAATGAAGAAGGGTATGCTATTAATTATCGGGCAAATGATCCTTTAGTGATGCAAACTAGTAAGACTATACCTGGCAAAGGTGGATTGTTTAAAAAAGGTCAATCCACTGAGATTGTAAAACAGTATACAATGGATGGTGCAGAGCATCATGATGGTCCTGTTTCTACTCGAACCGCATGGATTGATCCATCAGCATTGACAGGTGAAGGTGAAAAGAAGATTAGTGCCAAAACCATTGAATGCATCAAAGCAAGAGGAGGTGGTGAAGGTACAGGAAGGATGGTCGGTGGGAGCGTTGGTGCTTCTGTTGGCTCTGGTCTCTCCTCTATACCTTTCATTGGTGTGGTTTTGGCAGGTGCTGCTTCGATGATCGGCATGAATGAAGGTGCAGACATTGGTGGAGATTTGGCAGAACAGTTTAGTGATGCATGTGTAGAAGATATAGAATAGGTATTTGTAAAGATAAAGAGGATATTAAATGATTAAATACTTAATATTCTCCTTTTCTTATATTACTTAATGACATATAATAATGGATGGGAGTATCTTAGAGACGAAAACTTTAAAAAAGAACGTATGATTCACCTCTACCAAGATGAAATTCAGCAACTAGAAGCTGAGAACGAACAACTTCAACAAACGGTTTTGATATTAGAATCAAGACTGAAATACTATAAGTCTGTCGTAAAGGAGGAGGCAGAAAGATGAGTGGTGACTGTACAGAGCAACCTATCATTTTTTATAGTGAGGAAATGACTGAGACAAAGATTTTCCTTTTACAACAACACGGAATTAAGTTTAAGAAATACGAATATTTTATATCAGAAGATCAAGACGTGCAGGATGACGAAAAAGGTTAAATAGGATACAATATTACCTATAATTTATTTCGGAATATGAGACTAGGAATCCTGTGTTCTGGGAACGGAACTAACTTTGAGAATATAGTTCGTACCTGTTATAGAGATGAGGTTGTGATTATGATTCACAACAAAAAAGATTGTGGTGCAAGGAAGAGAGCAGCAAAGTTTGGCATCCCACATTGTTATATTAAATCTGAGAATGAGTTTGAAATTGTTAGTTTACTCCAAGCATGGGATGTAGATTTGGTTATATTGGCAGGGTGGATGAGAATAGTTACAAATAAATTACTAGATGCCTTTCCAGATAAGGTAATTAATTTACATCCTTCATTGCTTCCAAAGTATAAAGGATTGAATGTTATTGAACGTGCTATGGAGGCAGGAGAAACCGAAACAGGATGCACAGTTCATTTTGTAAATTAAGAACTAGATGATGGCCCAATAATATTACAGAGACCAGTTCCTATTAAACCTGATGATACGTTAAAAACCTTAACAAGACGTATACAGTTGATGGAGTATGCTATACTACCAGCAGCAGTAGATTGTTTGCGATGAGATTAAGTACAAATCACACAAATAAAATAATAGATATTTGTTGTAGAATGATTTCCACTGATGGAGAAGTTTCTTTAGATGAGAGAATATGGATGACAAAATTGTGTGAGGATAATAGTCGTGCAAATGAAATTATGCAAACTATGTTACGCTAAATAAAGGAACTATACTTGGAGTTTAAGAATGGGAGCAATGGTTCCACCAAGCAGAAAGTCCTGCTACAATTTTAGAGTAACGGAGATAAATCGTGTTCTTGACGGCGATACTATTGATGTCACCATTGATCTTGGGTTTGACTTATTCAAGAAAGAAAGAGTTAGAGTTGCAGGAGTTGATACGCCAGAGAAGAGAACAAGAAACCTTGAAGAGAAGGCATTGGGAATAGATGCTACTAATTGGTTGAAACAAAAACTAGAAGATACTATTGCAGGTGATGGAGATGAACTCACTGTTAGAACTGAACTTGTCGGTGGGACTGGGAAGTATGGTAGGCTTCTTGGTTGGTTGTATATTAACGAGGATACTGTTTCATTAAATGAGCAGATGATTACCGAAGGGTATGCTCATGCTTATGATGGAGGAACCAAGGATATGAACCTTGAGAAACTACGTGAGATACGTAGATCATTCGGCACATTAGTTGAATGATTAATTGGATAAAAGGGTATGAGGATAAACATTCAAATCCTGTATTCAAACATTGTAAGAATCCTGACAAGTGGGAAGTAAAGGATAGTAGATTTATTATGTTTCGCTATGGTAAAGGTGGTGCTATAGATATTAGAATCATGGAGAATGATACTGATCTTAAACATGATATAAACATTACTGTCGATAAGGATGGTAAATTAAAAGCGATGGTATCGGAGCAAACTAAATGACTGAAAAGATTGATACTCAAGGAATGAGTGGTGAGGCAGTAAAAGGATGTAAGGACAATGTATTTCCTAAAGATGCTGATGGTAATCCCATCTATCCACCATTTAATCCTCCATCCTTACCTATCTTTGATACCAAAGAAAGGGCAGAGTTGAAACAGATTATGTTAGAAGCATTGAGAGAGTATCATACTGGTTATAATGCTTCACCTTATACATTGGATGAGTTACAAGAATGAGAGACGAACTTTTAAATCTATTAAAACAACATGCATATAGGAAAGGTGAATTTAAACTTTCCTCTGGACGCACTAGTGAACATTATTGTAATTGCAAACCAGTTACATTAAGTGGACAAGGATTACTTCTTACCAGTTGTATGTTATTGGAATGTATTAAACCTAGTGTGAGAGCAGTTGCTGGACTTACATTGGGTGCAGATCCATTGGTGAGTGGTGTTATTATGGCATCCTATGAAGCGGTATTACATTCAGATCTCAATGGATTGATTGTGAGAAAGAAACCAAAAGGTTATGGTACAGGTGCATGGATAGAAGGGCCATTACCAGAAAAAGGATCTGAGATTGCTATACTTGAAGATGTTATTACCACAGGTGGATCTGCAATCCAAGCAGTTGAGAAAGTACGGGATGCTGGTTATATTGTAAATGATGTTATTGCTATTGTAGATAGGCAAGAGAATAATGAGGCATATGGGTTGATGGAAACTGCTAATCTAGAACTAACAAGTCTATATAAATTAGAGGAATTAATCTAATGTGGAACTTAAACCTTAAAGAAACCTTGACCAAGGTTAAAGATTGGGATAAGGCAATGGCAAAGAAGATACAAGAGAAATTTAAATTAACAGACTATCAAATGTTAGTATTAGCATTTGGTAAAGGGTTTATTATTGGTGCGATTTTACTCTAATGGAACTTAAGGATACATTAGTCACAGGAGCAACAGTGCTGGCAGTAGGAACTAGTAGTGTTGTTGGTGGCAATCAGGTTATGGATAAGGTCAACAAAGGCCCTGAGAAACGTAGGGATGCCACCGTAGAAAGAGTGATGGCAGAACTTCAACCATATATAGATGCAAGGATTGAGCAATTGATTCCTACACAAACTGGTGCTGTGGTTCCAACAACGAAAGCACCGCAGATAGATTACAGAAACAACGTACCACAGAGGTAACTATGGCACAATTTGAAAACTTTAAAGACCTTGATGATTTTGTAGAAAATCAGATCATGCCAGCTTGTACACAGTTTGACTCACAAATAAATGAACTTGAGACAAAGATAAAGGATTGTGTTACTATACAAGATACTGGTAATTATGTTCAAAAATATGATTTTGATCAGTTAAAAATTGAGATTGAAGATATGAAGATTAAAGTGAATGAAATGTTTGGTTCTCTAGATGGTGCTGATCCTTTAGGAACAATAACACTTAGAAATGAAGTTGCTGAGATTAAAAAAGCACTTCAAAACCACGGTATTATCTAATGACTCAATCACTTAAGTGGGTCTTTAGACTTATCTTTGTAGTGGTTGGATTTGAACTGGCAATAGTATCTTCTACTATTGTTGGTTGCTTTGTTACTGATAAGTGTAGTCAAGAAACTAGAGATAGTATTGAACGCACCATGAATGGCTTAGCAACCAAAGCATTTGCATTGTATGCTGCT